TCGCAAGTCCAGTCGTCGCACTCGCCGTAAGTCGCGTCGCTAAAAAAATCAGTATGTCTAACATATAAAGACAAATGGGCGGCGGTTTACTTCAACTCGTTGCACACGGAGCACAGGACGCATATTTGACTGGTAATCCTCAGATTACCTTTTGGAAGGGAATGTTCAAGCGCCACACGAATTTTGCGATGGAGCCTTTTCGCATTAACTTGACTGGCATGCCTTCTTGGGGACAGAAACAGAGTGCTACCCTAGGTCGCCACGCCGACTTGCTGTATTCTACTTATCTGCAGGTGACTCTGCCGTATTATCAGAAGGGAAGCACGTCTGTCGCGGCAAGCTGGAATAACGACCAAGGCCGTTTGGGATACAATTTAATCAAGTACGTTGATCTTGAAATCGGCGGACAAGTCATTGACCGTCTTTACAGCGAGTATCTCTATCTGTGGGACACCCTGCATTCGGACTACAAGACGAGCTACAAGCTACAACAGATGGTCGGCGGTGGTCTAAATTCTGGTGCGACGGAGGTCTCAAACCCAGCAGGGTGCACGACAATCACCGGTCGCCCAAGCGTTTCCACGATTCTTTATGTTCCTCTGCCGTTCTCATACACTCGTAATCCCGGCGCTGCTCTGCCTCTCATTGCCCTCCAGTACCACGAAGTAAAGATTAACATTGAGTGGAACCTTCCTCAGTTCGTCGCTGGTGTATTTACCGACGTCGCCAAGCTCCCGAACCCGAATACTGCCGCCATATATGTGGATTACATCTATTTGGATGTAGATGAGCGCCGTCGTATGGCTCAGGAGTCCCACGAGTACCTGATTGAACAGGTCCAGTTCAACGAGGACAAGGGACTTGGGTCTGCCAGCCAGCGCGTTGACTTGACGTTCAACCACCCTGTAAAGGAGCTCATCTGGGTCGTCCAGCCCGAGCGATTTACCAACTGCAAGGTTGCAGAGAAGACACAGACTACCGGTGTTCCTCGCCCAACTGCCAACCGTCTTGCGCCTTTCACATACACTTATTGCAACCAACTGAGCTCAGCATCTATGTCACAGCCCGTTTACCAGCAGCACATACAGATTAACGGACAGGACCGCCTAGACCACCGTTCTGGAGATTACTACAACAAGGTCCAACCTTACCAGCACCACACTGGAACTATGAAGCCGCTAGGGTTTGATGGAAGCGTTGTTGTCGGCGGCACTACGCCCCAGTCTCAGCAGGCTATCTACAACTACTCGTTCGCGCTGAAGCCCGAAGAGAACCAACCTTCCGGGACATGCAACTTCTCACGCATTGATACCGCCACGATTGTGATGACTATGTCTGGAGACTACATCGTGGACGAGTCTACTGACAACAGCTGGAACGTCCGCGTCTATGCCATCAACTACAACATTCTGCGTATCATGAGCGGAATGGCCGGACTTGCCTACTCCAACTAAACATATAACAAAACAAAAAGGTCTTCAAAAGACCAAATATGAGCGTTTAAAAAACATTCATATTTAGTTTTAATTTACTTATGTACATCTTCACAATTACCACTCCATAGAGATATCTTCAATACGACAGGTCCCTGCATCAACGCCCTTCAGTTTCGTGTTCACAGCTTCAAGATCCGATTCAAAGACAGATTCATCCTCTGCTGACCCTTCTGGCAACTTCGTCTCATCAATGAGAATATCCACAAATCCAGTTCCACATGGCGGCTTCTGGCCAAACATGATATTCGCCGAGACGCCTTTCATCGTATCAAACTCTCCGCTCATTGCAGCATTGAACAAGACTTTCGACGTTTCCTCAAACGATGAGCGAGCAAGCACTCCTGAATCGCTCTTACTCATTCCGAAGCGGTCAGCGGATAAAATGTAACCTGGGAATGTCATCGTATCAATCAGCGTAATCATATGGTGGTAGTTGACGTACTCTGCCTTGAATACTTCCATGAACTCCTCGTACATGCATACGCGAGCCGTCTCAATTCCAAACACCTCCATAATCTCATGAACATCATTGGAGAATGATCTGAATGGATCCACATTCGGAACAATAGATAAATCCATCAGATTCGTTCCTTCAACGTCCAGAACATACTGCTTCAGAGGAACATATCCACCAACCGCCGAATCATAGGACAGCTCCGACTTCACTTCACGAGGATATACTCGTCCAATTCCATCTACGCCTGTAAGAATAGTGTCCAGCAACTTCTCTTCAATGAAACGCAGAGATAGTGAGTTCTTTACGATATCGTTGCCGAACGTCAGGCGAACAATAAGCTTTTGGGAATTCATGTCGCTCGTAATACAATCAAACACTTTGAGAGACTTATTGTTCTGAATCTTCGCGGCCAAAGACGTAATCTCAATGTTTCGGGCCACAAGTTCCATACGATCCAACTCCAGTCTCATAATCCACTTGGAAACGTTCTTGTCATCGCCCGACGTGATACAGAACCGAGCGTAAGACCGAAGAACTTCTGCATCTTCCTGAACAGATGTATTCGTGGAAGTTGCCTTCGGATCGTAGTAAATGCGAACTGATTTCGTAACATCTCTGAGCGTAGTCTTCTGAATCTCCTTCATTGCCACCGTTGTGAGCTCGCGAGACCCGGCGACTTCCGGAGTAAGGTATACTACATTGGATGGGTTCTTTGGATTATGTGATACGCTCAGAAGCTCAATGATACGAGGAACTCCCTGAGTAGCGTTGGCCTTTACAGTTCCGGCAGAGTGGAATGTGTTTAATGTGAGCTGAGTAGTAGGTTCTCCAATAGACTGGGCCGCAAGAGTTCCTACCATTTCACCAGGATCTACGCGTGCCCGAATGTACTTGAACCGAATTTCACGAAGAAGTTCGTCAAACATCTCCTTGGATAGACGGAGCTTCAAAATAGACTTCTTGGGTGCGAAGTAGTATCGAAGCAGAATATGGAATACCTTGTTGTGCTTCAGCCATTCTTCTTCACAAATCTTGGTGAGTTCAGACACAACATACTCAGGTGTCAATTCTGTTTTCAGAGCATACGGGTTCGCATATTTCTCTGAAAGACGACGCAGATTCACGGGTGCCATAATCTTTGAAGACTTTGAGTATCGCAGGACATTCTTCACAAGGAACTCGCGATCGGCGATAATTGTTTCAATCATGTCGTCACCAACAATCTCGCCTTTCACAACACCCTCAAAGTCGTTTTTGGATGCCGCAAAATCTGCGAATATCTGTTCCAAAGTCATCACGCCCAAGTTACACTCTTGTGCTTCCACAGAAACACTATCAATCCCGTCGCCGCCATAATGAAATTGGACGATTGAGCCGTTGGCATCACGCACCGTCCCGTCATATTCCACATGCAAATCCTCCATCGTCTTCACCAACTTACGCTGAATGTATCCCGAATCAGACGTCTTGACGGCCGTATCAATGAGACCTTCGCGTCCTGCCATAGCGTGGAAGAAGAACTCGGACGGCTTCAAACCAGTAATGAAACTGCTCTCTACAAATCCACGCGACTCTGCTCCGTGATCATATCTCGTAAAGTGGGGAAGGGTGCGATCTTGCAAAGTATACTGAACTCGACGACCTGCGATGAGCTGCTGGCCCAATAGACCCATCATTTGTGCGATATTGATGTCGGAACCCTTAGATCCAGACACCACCATCTCATTCATGCGGTTCTTGGCAGGAAGACTTTCCATAATTTTTTTGACAAGCTCAGACGATGAATCCTTCAAGGCATTCACAATTTGGTTCTCCAGCTCTTCGCCATCCAATCGTCCTGAGCTGTTGAGAAACGTGCCAGAATGGACGCTGGAAAGAATGTCTGCCACCATCTTTCTGCCCTTTTCCAAAGAAAGGTGAATGGCTTCCTCCACTTCGGGACTACGCACAAGATCCGATGCACCTACCGAAAACCCAGAGAACAAGTTGTATTTTGTTACGATATTTTGGACCTCATTGATGAACTGCCCACACCTGTCCGACCCGAAATCATTGTAAATCACATGAAGAATACCATCCATCAGATTATCTGGCGAACCACCGAATGCACTCTTTTTCAGAATACCATCTGTCAGCTGCCCGTCTTTGATCTTGATACTTCCGTTGAAATCCAGTAGAGGAAACGTGCTTGAAATAAGTTCACGACCCGTCATTGGACCATTCTTGCGGAGGAACCCGGATAGGGACTTCTTTGTTCGCGACAGAATATTCATCGCAATATGTTCGGGAACAATGACATCCTTCTGCGAGATACGGAATGAACCGGTCAGCGTATCCTGAAATATTTGAATGATTGGAGAGTTGGTACGTGGTGAAATGATTTGACGAAGCACTGAAGCAAGATACTTCAATTCAGTGGCTGCCGCAATGCTTTGAGGCACGTGCATGTTCATCTCGTCTCCATCAAAATCGGCATTGTAAGGACGAGTAGCAGAGACGTTCAGACGGAACGTAGAGTATGGCAGAATCTTTACGCGATGGCATTCCATTGATGCCTTATGGAGTGACGGCTGACGATTGAAGAGAACTACGTCCTCATCCATCAAGTGGCGATGAACTACGTCTCCCTCCTTCAAGTCTAGCGTATCAACCTTCAAGAACCGCAAACTCAGTGTCTTATCCTCTTTCCGAACATACACGGACTTGGCACCGGGATGCTTCAGCGGACCATTGCGGATGTATGACATAAGGCGGTCACGATTATACACCGTAACAATTTCAGGGAATGTCAAGTTCATTGCGATTTCTTCAGGAACGCCGAGCTGATCCACATCAATGTTTGCATCAGGAGTAATCACGGAACGAGCAGAGAAGTCCACACGCTTACCCATAAGGTTTCCACGCACACGACCGGCCTTTGCACCCATACGAGACTTGAGCGTCTTCAAAGGACGACCGGAACGCTGGGCTGCTGGTGGAAGCCCCTTGATGTCGTTGTCCACATATGTCGCCACATGATACTGGACCATAGCCGTATACTTCTCAATGACTTCGGCTGACTCGCTTCGATCAATCTTTTCACGAAGACGCTGGTTGTCACGAACGATACCAATCAGCTTGTGCGTCAAGTCGTCCTCCATTCGCTGATTGTCGTCCATAACGACGGAAGGACGAACCGTAAGTGGCGGGACTGCGAGAACCGTACAAATCATCCAATCAGGACGACTGAACTTAGGATGAAAGCCCATAATCTTTACGTGATCGTCGCGAATACGCTGGAAGCATCGAAGAACCATCTCAGCCTCAAGTAGAATAGACTCTGCATCGACATCAAATGTGTCCGCAGACAGGCTGGCCACCGTATTCTCTACTTTCTCCACCTTCTTGAATGCCGCAGTATT